ATATTATATAAAGATTAACAAAAAGAAATGCCTACGAGTTTATACTCATAGGCACTTGTTTAAGATGTGATCTTCCAGTCTTTGACTCCGTTAAATTGGACTTTTAGGTAAACCCATTTAGCGTAATTTACACCACGATAGGTCAAGAATGCAAACGTTCTTTCTGGATCGTGCTTAACAGGATCAAATTCTGGAAGAGTGGGTTTTGCCCAATCAACCTTGATCCTTAGCATTGTTTTACCTCATCTTAGCTGCAAGGAGATGCCTTGCTTTTTACTTTAATGCCACGATACATTAGTTCGTGTCTGTTACGCTGTGATGCTTCTGCAAGCACTTTAGCGTTGTACTCTTCAGCGTTGTACTCAACGCCACGGTAAGTGACTTTAGTCATTTGTTTTCTCCAAAGTAGTAGGGATTGTAGCCCCGTTCCTTCAGTCGAACATTTGCGTCCTTCGTGAGGATGAACGAATCCGTTCCGTGTCTGACTTACTTGCGTCCAATTGACCATGCCTTGCAATTTCTATCTGGTACTTTGGTGTAGAAGTAATCAATAAGATACTCCTTAGCATCTTGGATGTGATTCTCATCGCTGAGTATCTCAATCCTTGCTTGGTTCCATTCGTCACATGACATCTCCCAATGAGTAGAATCATGTTCAGCAAATAGAAGTACTAGTAGTGCTAGACTATGCATTTGGATGAACGTGTTAGAATACTAACATAACTATTTAGAATTGTCAATTAGTATTAACCACTACACAATGGCATCTTAATTATATCTTAATTTCCTGACAAATAAAAATCTGTTCCTCCTGCCTTACAAATCCTCTTTACTGTAGCGTCATAAACTGGTGGATCTGTAAAGATTAAATCTCTTGTAAAATCAAATGCTTCTTTATATCTACGAAACTTAAATACATCATCATAAATTTTTGTAGACACGAGAACTCCATCCTCTCTTTGATAACGCATGGTTTTCCATACAGTAGGATCATCTAACCTTCTGTAGAATATTACCCACATGCCTGTTGGATATGACTTCTCTGATTCTGCAATCATTTTTTCTTTTTCTTTGGTGCTTCTTTTTTACTTGGATCTCTCCATAGTTTAGGGTTTACTATACCCTTTGATTGAACCAATGCTTTAACATTCTTATACTTATCATAGTAATGGTCAAAGATTTCAGATTGTTTGTGACCCATTGCTAGATCCCATCTCATCTCCTCTTTGTCACCTACCTTGTATTGTATAAGGTATGCATTGTATGGTAACTGTTCATTATTATCTTTACTAGGATCACAGTTTTCCTTAAGAATGTTTACCATATTCATTAGCTTCTATTACCCCACTCGATTGAAGGGAATGCTTCTTCCACACATGCCTTGGTTATCTTCCAACGCTTACCAATTTTTTTATCTTTCATAAGAGTCAGCACTTCTGCTTCTCCTTTATGAAGACCCTCTAGTAATTGTATGAATAGAGTTTCTCTTCTAGTCTGTGAGACACTCGCACCACCCTTGAAGAAAAGATATAGTTTACGATACTCTTGTACAAGTCTCGTGTGTTCAGTTTCTTCTGGTGCATCGTTTGGTTTGTAAGGAACGGTTCCATCTGGGAGCATAGAGATTACACTCTCATCAAAGTTAGCGATCAAGACAGACCTCAATGCAGGAGTATTATATTCCTGTAGTAGTTTTATTTTCTGTGCTTTAGTTTTTGCGTTGCTTACTTTTTGTAGCACTTCATTTAGTAACAATTGCATAATTATTATTGTTCCGTATTAATATTTATTAGTCTTCTAAATCCTCAGGATCAGTGAACCTAACAGATAATAGTTCTTCGTTTAGAATGTATCCATTGGTGTCATACATTTCTGGGTGCATGGCATTTTCTTCTATCTCCTTTGCATAAAGTTGGTCATGTTTAACCTCGTTTGCTGTCCATCCTGCTAACACTCCTATTGCTAGGAAGATAAAGGATGTGGTTACTGACATAAAGATCATCATTGTTTCAGTCATTGTTCAACTCCGAACTAATTTTTTCCTGTTGCCACCTAAGTTCAAAGTTGAAGTAGACTTTTCGTTTTAGGAGGATAAACACTTTGTTTATAAGTATCCCTTTGCGGGTAGGTTCAATGGACTTCGGTTTCGCCCTCCTTAACATGAGTTCTATACCTTTATTTATTTTAATTTCTTCCATTAACCTTTACTAGATGTCACTAATCCTTCCTTAAGAAATAATTTAGCGGTCTCAATGAGTCCACCGATGTACTTTTTGTCTATGATAACAACAGGGAAGCGACTTAGTTGATCCCCAAACTCTTGCTTGAGTCTAACTTGACCTTCAATACTTAACTTATTCCATTCTATCTCAGTATATTCAACGTTTGCTCTAGCAAATAACTCCTTAGTCCTAGAACACCAGATGCAACCTTCATTAGTATAGATTGTAATCTCCATGGTTTTTACTTTTATGTATAAAAAAAGAGGGTCTCTTTTTAAGACCCTCAGTATAGCATGATGTAGTTTTATTGTCAACCAATAGATGGTGCTGTTAAAGCAACTTCTGTAGACTCAGCACATGCTAGGTCTAGTGGGAAGTTGTGAGCATTACGCTCGTGCATTACTTCCATACCTAGGTTTGCTCTGTTAAGAATGTCTCCCCATGTTGGGATAACTTTTCCGTTTACATCTACAACTGATTGGTTGAAGTTGAAACCGTTTAAGTTAAATGCCATTGTGCAGATACCCATGGATGTTAACCATACGCATACTACTGGGAACACTGCTAAGAAGAAGTGTAGTGATCTAGAGTTGTTGAAAGAAGCATACTGGAAGATAAGACGACCAAAGTAACCGTGTGCTGCTACTATGTTGTATGTTTCTTCTTCTTGACCGAATTTGTAACCGTAGTTCTGAGACTCAACTTCTGTAGTTTCTCTGATTAGAGATGATGTAACTAAAGAACCGTGCATTGCACTAAAGAGTGATCCCCCAAACATTCCTGCTACTCCTGCCATGTGGAAAGGGTGCATAAGAATGTTATGTTCTGCTTGGAACACGAACATGAAGTTAAATGTACCTGAGATACCTAGAGGCATACCGTCTGAGAAAGATCCCTGACCGAAAGGATACACTAAGAATACAGCGAATGCTGCTGAAACTGGTGCAGAGTATGCAACACAGATCCATGGTCTCATTCCTAATCTATATGATAGTTCCCACTGTCTTCCCATGTATGCTGAGATACCGATAAGGAAGTGGAAAATAACTAATTGATAAGGACCACCGTTGTACAACCATTCATCCATGGTTGCTGCTTCCCATATAGGGTAGAAGTGTAGACCTATAGCGTTTGATGAAGGAACAACTGCACCAGAGATGATGTTGTTACCATACATGAAAGAACCCGCTACTGGTTCTCTGATTCCGTCGATATCGACTGGAGGTGCTGCAATGAATGCAACTACGAAACATGCTGCTGCTGCGAGTAAGCATGGGATCATGAGTACACCGAACCATCCAACATAAATTCTGTTGTCTGTTGAAGTTACCCACTCACAGAACTCAGGCCATCCTTTAAGAAGTCCGCCTTGTCTGCGTGTTATATTTGAGGTTGTCATTTGTAATAAGACGTTAAGTAGGGCACCAAGGGTAGATGCGAAACTTATTTCCAGCAACCCCTCGCTACTGGATATGAGAGACTATTGCTTATACTGCTCACAGGTCTCGGTTAAAAGCAGTTTGCATTGGATGGCGATCCTTTCGAGTCCATTGCTAAGTGAGGAAATCCTCACCATATATTTATTATAAAGTTTTGTTAAGAATTTGTCAACCCTCAAAAGTTGGGTATTTATACCCATATTTTGCAAAGGGATGCTTAGGGATCTTATGTTTAGGATGTCTTTTTAAATCTCTCTTGAGTTGTTTAAGATATTTTAAATGCTTTTTTGTATCAAAATTTTTCAATAGGAATGCTCTTCTATTCTACCTTGTATACATGAGTCTTCTATGCATTCCACATACGTTAGTTCGTCTTTAAAATATGAATGGTATATCCGTCCCCATACCACATCAAATTCTTCTTGGTTCAAATTTTTAAACAAACACTTATCGTTTAAGTAGATGTGAAAATACTTCATTTGTTCTAGCATACTAGAGTGTTCAATATTAATTATAAGATTAAGGATCTCTTAATTATCATCCATCATAACATACATCATAGCTAAAAACAACCCTGCTGTTACAACCACAGCACTCATTGCTGCGATTGACATCTGAACCGTGCTCATCTTACATACCTTGCCAGAAATTATCTCCTACAGGTTGCATGTTTCTTGATAGAAAATATAAACCTACGTTACATGCAAACCAATTGATGTTGACTATCCATGTCTCTCT